ATCAGCCGCTTGTGGTACATCGCCTAAATCTGTTGAATCTTTGTTGTCAGGGTCTATCAATGCTTCGTCTTCCATTTCTTCATAAGAAGTTACGGCTTTCATATATGGTTCCTCTGTTTTCATCCACTCTGAAATACCCAGCAGAGTTGACTTGACAGGATCTAGGTTTTCAGATTCCATCAAAGTTCCCTCAAGAGAACCATATACATTGCCACCTTGTATAGAATCATAATTTATGATTCCAATTTTCCTGAGGTACTCCAATAGTCTGGACTCTGCTCCGTAAACAGCATCTGTCATCATATCTTTTGCAAATGTCACTACTTTCTTGCTTTTTGGTTGAACCACAATATCAATATCCTTATGGTCTAAGATAATCAAATCTCCGTTTAGAGCCGATCTCAATTTCAAACTGAAATTGATTGGCTGCTCTTCAATTACTGCTACTTTGACAGGTTCTTGACTTGGTGAAATTTTTATATTCAAAGATGATTGCTGTGCTTTTTCATCGGTAATATTAATTTTTACGCTCATTTTTGTTTACCTCCGAAATTAAGTCTTGAATATAAAAAACTTCTTCTACAATTTTATGATTTATTGGAGTTTTTGAGTAGCCGTCCAGTTTATCATTAAGTTTTTTGAAATTTTCTATATTACTAGAGTTTGGGTTCGCTGTGAGTTCGTGTGTCACGGCCTCTTTGAGACGTCCAATCTCTTGATTTAAAAAAGATTTTAGTCCTACTCCATTGTCAGAAAATGATATAATGTAGTTTGTTAATAATTCTTTTTGCTCTTTCCTCAAAGTTCTTTCATAGGCGTTATTGAACTTTTTGACAAAGGTATTGTACTCTAGGTTGTCCAAGTGTTTCATCTCAGTCAATGTTTTCTTTTCCCTAGATAAAAAATTTACAAGATTATTTTCAAGCATGATCCTTTTCTTAGCAGCAAGTTTGAAATTCTGAAAGAACAGACCAACGGTTGCAATATCTTTATAATTCGGTATGAAATTTGAAAAAGCATTAGAGCCCAATTCTTTATTTATTTTGTTAATCAGCGAAGTTTGTTCGTTGAATATTGTTTTCCTTTCAAGGAGATCATAGTCTTTTTTAGTCTCTTGGAGTAATCGTCTGGAGAAATTATGCTCCAACTCTTTTGATTCTAGGATGGAGTTATACAAGTCCAACTCTTTTTTCAAAGTGCTATTCTTATGAAAAAATTTTTTCAATATATTTTGTGTTTTTATTTGTCTGGTCTTATCTTCTCGTACGATTGCTTTTGTAAGTTCTTTTACTAGGCATTCGTAAAGAAAAGCGGTATTTCTTTTCTTATTGTGTTTCATCTTTATCTGCCTTTTTTAGTGACTCAATCAAGGACTTGATTTCAAAGTCAGTATTAAATAGTTTTCTTTCTTCTAAAATATCATGATCTTGTGCCTCAGTAATACCACGGGCAAGAGAGTCTAGGCCTCCAAAACCAACTTTACCGGGGAATGTTTTTCTTAGTGTTCCTATTTCACCGGTTGCAACGTTGTTCATTTGCTTTTTCATCCCACCTTTTCGATATGTTCTTTTGTGTCTTTTGTATGGGCCCCTTTTGTTGCTTTTGGCATCGTCATCTCTTTTACCGGGGGGAGTTGCTAAAAGTACATCATCTTCGCCTCCAGCGTCATCTCCACCAGTATCACCAGCATCATCTGCTCCTGTGTCAGCATCATCGCCACCAAGGTCTAAGCCGCCACCTGCGTCATCACCGCCCAGATCTAGATCCCCTCCTAAGCCGCCACCAGCATCTCCACCTGCGCTCTCTGCACCTTTAGATGCGGCTTCCAAACTGGCTTCGAATTTTTTATCATAAAACATTTCTCTTTGCATTCTGGAAAACTCTTCTTCTGACAGTCCTAGCATGTGTTCGGCAACCCATCTTTTTGAAAAGTATCCTTCTGTTGCTGCACCGGCAATATCAAATTTAGTTTTCCAATGTTCAAGTTCTTGCATCTCTGCAATTTTTGAAGGATTGTTCAAAGATAAATCAAAGTTCAAAAGATCATCACCTCTAAATCCCAAAGTAAAGAGGTGAATGATTCCAATCTTTTCCAATTCAGCAATCACTACTCTTTGTAATCTTTGGATAGTTCTAGCAAATCGAATATCTTTTTGAGCAAGTGTCGTTTTATCTTCGGTGCTTCCTTCTCCCATAGAAAGGTACGATTGAGGGATTTTCAAAGCAGAAAATAGTTTATCCCTCAAATACTTTACGTCATCAATAGCAGCAGTGTATGTGCCGCCTTGTAGGTTGACAATATCTGTTGAAGACGTTCCACCGCGAATAGGTATAAAATAGTCTTCTTCAATAGAAAGAGGATTATATCTCAAATCAACACGACCACTGTCGGGATCTACAACTTGATGCCTTTTCATTTGTGTCATAACTTTTTGCATATATTGTTCCACTTCCTGTGGTGCGATGCCTCCAACATCAATCTTGAAGACCCTACGATCAGTCGCTCTGATAATCCTATAAGCCATCATAGCATCTTCTAGCAGTGTCAACTGTCTCCAAATACGCCTTGCTGGTTCCAAAGCGGAAGTCCCATAGGGTGCATACTTATCATTCCCCAACACTCTAAAATGGGCAATCTGCCAATTTTCGAAAGTCAACCCTCCGTTGTTCCATTGAAACTGTACATAGTTTGGATTAGTTTGATCTTGACCTTCTAATCTTTCTACTTCTTGGGCGGGTAACCCAATACAGTTTCTAACTCCTAAATGTTCATCAATATCCAAATACAGAAAAAAGTCTCCATACTTACACATTGTTCTTGCCCAACCGAAGAGGTTGGAATTTACATTTAGTATATCGTAATATAAAGAATGCAATATAAACTTGATTTCTTCGTTAGCGCATTTTATTTTTACCATTGGTGTCAAAGAAGAGTGAGTGGTCATCTCATCAGCGTAAATGTCTAGCGATGAAGCAATCTCAGGTGTATATTCCATTTGATCAAAATCTACATATCTCTCAGACCTGTTTCTGTTCTCAATCATATTGAGGGCCATGATGTTCATCGGGTTGTATTCGGACTTTTTGAACTGCAATCCAGATGCAGACTTGAATCTACTAGAGTATTTATCAAGTTGTCTTCTTCTAAGTTGACGACCTGTTTGTGTTCTTCTCTGTGTCATTGGCCCAGAAAAAATTCTAGTTAGCGCTTTATACAGAGCGGAATTACTGTTATTGGGGTTTCTTTTGTTATTATTAGCCATTCTCTATCCTTTATAAATCCAAAAAAATTCTTTTTTCTTTTTTATTTCTTCTTTGTGTCTGTCTTCAAAAGTTTCTTTATAACCTACTTGCCCTTTCATCCTTGTTTGAAATTTTTGAGTGGACTTCATGATACCACCTAGCATAGCCTTTTTATACTCAACGTCTTTTTGGTTCTCTTGTAAGGCCGTGTCTCTAACCCAACAACCGATTGCCAAAGACATGACAAGGTCATCATTATAGGAACGCATCGCCTGTGGTTTACCATTATACCATATAAATGTTTTAAATTCATGAAAAATCCTATTAGAATTCACTTTAATTAGTTTGTTTCTGATGTACTCCTCTAATTTAGCAACAATTAGGGGCCTAGTTTTAGAACTAGTAGTAAAGCCCATTACTGCTCTGTCGTTGCCTTCTGCTATTGTTGCATCAATATATTCGTGCGTAGACTTTACGGAGTAATATATTTTTGGATACCCTAATGTGTTCAGTTTTTCCAATACAGAAATACCAATACCATTGTTCTCGACCACTAAAAGACAAAATCCATATTCTTTACCTGCTTCATACAATACATTTGAATACAAATCTAGATTTGGTTTACCTTGGTACTCAGCGACCACTTCCATCGTATCAAGTCTAATAACATGGAAAACAGAAAAATCTGCCCCGTCACCCCTAGCAACATCAGCAACTAATACATATGAGGCACCTTCTTGATATTTTTCCCAAATCCAAAAATTTCTGTCATACCCTGTTCGATAGATTGGTTCTTTGATACTCTCGAATAGCCATTGCATATCATCCGGATGAATAACTGTATCGCCGGACGTGTTGAAGTTACATTCTAGTTCCTGCGCTATTTGTCTTCGGGACATGTTTTTTGTTTCTTTAGCAAACCATTCTTGATCTCTTTCTGGGTGAACATCCCAAGGTAAAATAATTGGATGAAAATCGTTCTCTTCTGCTTCAGAATCAACGTATGTCTTGTGGAACCAATTTCCCACCCCATTAGGGGTCGATAAGGCTATACAGCGCCCTCCAGTTGACAAAGTAGGGTAAAGACCCGTCCACAACTCGTCAAGGCCTTCTACGTGTGCTGCCTCGTCTATAACAAGCAGTGACAATGCTTCCGAACGACCCGCGTCTCCAGAAGTAGTTCCGGCTTTGATCTGAGAGCCGGTTGATAATTCGAATGAAGTTTTATTGTCCGTGACGATCTTGGC